CGTTCTGCTTGATGTAGGCATACAGGCTGTCCCAGTCCTTCACCGTCGGCACCTTCTTGGAGGTGATCGCGGCGCGGGCCAGCTTACCGGCGACGCCGGAGGCGTCTGATTTCGGAAGCGTATTGATAAGGTGGTCCTTGATCCGCTTCTCGAGGTCTTCCATCTCCTTGATGGTCTGCTGCACCACGAGGCGCTTCTGCCTGGTCGTGAACAACAGGTCGACGGCGGCCCCCAGCTTCGCTGGGACGGCCTTAGCTTTCTTCGTGACTTTCATCTTTGGCTCCTGGTGACTTAGGTCTTGGCTGTCCGGTTCCCCAGTTCGCCATGCAGCGGGCGGAGCAGAGAAACTTGTGGACGATGGTCGAGTCGTCGGGTGGGTTCACGCGGCGGATGCGGGTGGTATAGCCGCCGCACCAGGCGCAGGGCCCGGAGAGTATGGGTTCCCTTTTCACCTGCCGAAGACCCTGTTCAGGTCAGTCTGTAATCGTAACGGTGCCCTGTGGTCGGATGGCGTGCAGCCGGTGAACACCGTGCCTCTCTTGGTGGGGTGGGTTATCTTCAGATGCGTCCCCTTGGTTATTTCGACATTGTAACCTTTCGCGCGGATCTCCCGCATGCGCTTCTTGATACTCACATGAATTTCTCCTGCTCTGGACTGGCTCCTTAGAAGGTGTCGCGGCGGCTGGCTGTCAAGGGGCGGCATACTCCTCTTTCAAGGTTTCCCAGATTTCTTCATCGGAGCGGCCCAGGGTGATCAGCTCCTTCATGCGCCAGACCACATCGGTGGCGGCGAGGTCGATCGTGGGGGTGGGCGGCGGCGGAGGCGGCGGTGCCTGGGTCACGACGGGTTCGGGCGGCAGCTCGACCTCTTTCATCCACGGCGTTTCGGCGGGCTGGACGGCGTCGACGGCCTGTTGGATCCGCAGGCGGTGGGCGATCTGGAACACATCGCGCATGATGGCCCCATGGCCGGTCAGGTGCTTCGGGCTCATTCCGGCCTGGCGGTAAAGCTCGGCGCGGACCCGGGTCAGGTCGGACAACGGCATGCCCTGGATCTGGACGTCTTCGGGGATGTTCATGGTCTGATCTCGTTGGTTAGTTCGGCTATCATGTCGGTTCTGAGATCCTCGAGGTAACGCGCCAGCGGCTTGTTGTCATCGGCCAGGGCCTGGGCCAGCAGGCGGGAGATAACGCGCCGGGCGGCGCGCAGGGCGTCATTGTATATGATGACGCGGGCGGCGGCGACACGTTGCTCGAGGAGCGCACGGTCGGGCGCGCTAATCTTTTTCGCCATCGGCGCGGCATGCGACCATGGGCGGGGGCGTGGAGGCGTTGTTCTCGAACCGTCGGGCGGCGGCCTCGACCTGGCGGAGCGTGCGTCCGCCGTCTTCAGCGAAGCGGGCGGTGACGGCGGCGATCGTGAACACGCGCCGGAACGCCTGGACGTTGCGGGCGTCCATCGAGCGCAACAGGAGCATCGACTCGACGATGCGGCTGAGCGCCGGGTTTTCCTCTTCGGTCCTGTGGATAACAGTGGGGATTTCCATATATGGTGCCTTGACCTTTTATGTTCTCACCATATGAGGTGAGTTGTTTCGGCAGCAAATCAATAGCTTTACTAATCGGTTGCCTTTGGGCAGTCTGCCGGACCCGATCTGGCGGTCAGGTCCGGCTGACTTCCACAACCCCAACCAAGGAGTTCCGCCGATGCCTTAAATTTGCTTCTCGTGCCCCGAGATACGAACCAAGGAAACCGACGATGACCAACGTGAAGGATCAACGCTGATGCGTGACGTATACACGCGCCCAACAGGCGCGACAATAGGCTTTTTTCAATGAGCGGCGCATCACCTTTGCTGCCGTGCGATCCGCCCGACTTCGCCGCCATACCGGACAAGCTCACCAGCAAAGCCCGCTGGATCCTGTGGCGGCTCGAGCCCGGAAAGGACGGAAACCCCGCCAAAGTTCCTTACGGCCCGGCGGGTTACAGGGTGAACCCGATCGACCCGCAATACTGGTCGTCGTTCGATATCGTGCGAAAGGCTGTGGAAAACGGCATTATGTCTGGACGCGCGAGACGGTTCTCGGGTGTCGGTATAGCCCTGGGCCAGCTCGGCAAAGACTATTGGCTCTGCGGTCTCGATATTGATACGTGCTTCGACGCCGACGGAAAATGGTTGCCCTGGGCCAGGCTCTGGGCGGCGTGGCTGAGCACCACATATTGCGAGGTCTCGCCGTCGCGCACCGGCCTCAAGGCCTTCTTCGAGGTGCACACCGACGACATGGACGCCTTCAAGGCGCTGCTCGGCATACCCGAGGATAAGTGGTCGGACCGGTTCCTCGCCGACGTTCCCCATACCGGCCTCCACCCGCCCGGCGTGGATATCTATCTCGACAAACGGTATTTCACCGTGACCGGCTGGAAGCATCCCGGCAGCGCCGACAAGGTGGCGGTGCTGGGCATGGACGAGCTGCGGGTGATGTTCGCCCTGATGCCGCCGAAGCGGGCCCAGGCGGGGGCTGGGGCGGCTCCTGGGGCGGGCAAGAAGAAGGACACATCACGTTCGGGCAAGGCCTTCATGTCCGCCGTCCGCGCGATCAAGAGCGGGCGAGCGCCGGACATCGACAGCCTGCGGGCGGCGCTGCTTGATGATCCTGATCCGGCGGTCGTCGAGTGGACGGAGGAGAAGGGCGACGATCGCGCCATGCAACGCCTGCTGGACAAGATAGCGCAGCCGGAGGCGTGGCAGACGGGGCTGATGCGCACGGCCAAGGGGGTTGTCTACCAGAACGTGGAGAACGTCATCCACGCCCTGTCCGAGGCCCCGGACATGGGTGGCCTGCTGACCTACGACACGCTGATGCGCCGGGCGATGCGCCTCGATAAATTGCCGGGATCCGAGCGCGAGGCGGGGCCGGTGGAGGACGTCGACTACATCGAGGTGCAATGCTGGCTGCAACGCCGGGCGGGCATGCCGACGGTGGGCCGCGAGACGGTGATCAACGCCATGGACACGGTGGCCTACCGGCACGCGTATCACCCGATTCGCGAGTATTTGGACACGCTGGTCTGGGACGGCCAGGCGCGGCTGGACGAGATGCTGATCAAATACGCGGGGGCCGCGCCCGGCGAGTATGCCCGGGCGGTGGCGCGCATGACGCTGCTGGCCATGGTGGCGCGGATCTTCGAGCCTGGGTGCCAGGTCGACTACGTGCTGGTGCTCGAGGGCGAGCAGGGCATCGGCAAATCCAACTTCATCCGCGCGCTCGGCGGGCGATGGTTCGACGACAGCATGCCGAGCCTGCACGGCAACGATGACACCCGGGGATCCATGCATATGCGAGGCAAATGGGTCATCGAGATCTCAGAGCTGCACGCGTTCTCCAAGGCGGACATCGAGAAGCTCAAGGCGATGATCACCCGCCGCGAGGAGAACTACGTCGCCAAGTATGGCCGCACCGAGACGAGCGAAGCCCGGCAATGCATCTTCATCGGCACCACCAACCGCAAGACGTATTTCAACGATGAAACCGGCAACCGGCGCTTCTGGCCGATCGTGGTGACCGTGTTCGACATCATCGGCATCCTCGAGGCGCGGGACCAGCTCTTCGCCGAGGCGGTGCACCGCTACAAGGCGGGCGAGCACTGGTGGCCGACGCGGGAACTCGAGGTCGAGCACTTCATCGACGAGCAAGACAGCCGCTTCGAGGTGGATGTGTGGGAGGACCATATTCTCCCTTTCCTGTCTGACAAGGCGACTATAACCCTGTCCCAAATCTCGGCGGAGGTACTCAAGGTCTACGAGGACCGGCAAAACGGTCAGAGCACGCGCCGCATCGTCGCGATCCTCGAGCGTGCCGGATGGCAACGGCGTAATGTGCGCGGACATGGTGGTGTCCGGCATTGGATCCCACCAGGGGTCTCGAACCCTCCCGGGATTAAGAAATTTCGGCGGGAAAGCTGACTTTCGTGAAAAACGGGTGACTCATTTCGTTCAAGCGACGTTTCGACCTGAGTCACCCAAATTCTCGAGGAGCCTCTAGGCATTCGGCGTTTGGGTGACTCGGTGACTCACTTTTTCTTATAGGTATATGGAGATATAAATGATTAGGGATTACATTACCGTAATGTAATGTGGGAGGGAAGAAGCGCACTACATGCCCCTCTATGCAAAACAGAGTCGCCCGAGTCACCCGAGTCACCCGTTGGCGGCTGGGAAAACAATCATCGAGTCGATGTGTTGCTTCTTGTGTTAATTCGTGGCATAGCGTGACAGATGGGAGCTTTAATGCGCACCGCCGAGGCGGCGGAGTATCTGGGGATCACCGAGCGGGCCCTTCGCCTGCTGGGCAAATCGGGGGCGCTGACGCCAGCGTATCAGGCAAAAGGCGTCATCTACTGGTCGCGGGCCCAGCTCGAGCGGTTCGCCATGGTTGATGTCGAGTCGTATGGAACAGAGAAGGAACAACAGAATGGCTGACGTGGACTGGGAAGGTGAGCTGGAACGGGAACGGGATGACCTGATAGAAAGCATTATCAGTGAGATCCGGGGTCGTCTGGCGAAACATCCCGACAAAACCGTGTGGAGAGATCTGGGGCGCGCACTCGTGTGCGAGGTGATCGACAGCCGTGACTACCCGCATGCGGGTGACGTCCGCGACCTGGTCGGCGGGGTGAACTCGGCGCTCGCGCGCCGGGGCTCGGCGTTCCGGCTGATCGCCGTGGAAGCGAGCTTCCCTGACTCGGTGGAATATTCGTGATGCTGAAGCCGTGACCACGCGCCCCCTGGTCGACCCGAAGAGCTTCGAGCTGGCGGAGTATTTCCTGCCGGACGATGCGTCTGAGCAACGAAAGTGGGATCTGGCCGAGCTGATACAGACGACGGTGGAGACCTGGATGGTCTACCTAGACAACCCCCGTGCCGAGGATCCAGCTCATGTCTCCTGTGAAAACCATAGTGTGTGACTGGGTTCTTGCGAAAGTTTTGATAATGAGTGATTTCGTTGCCGGTCTGATATGGCTCCTCTTCGTGGCAGCCCTGGTGTTCTACGGCGCGTGGAACGTGATGGGTCACTTCCGGGCATGACGCATCACCCGTGCGAGGGCCTGTCGCCGACGCATCATGAGGTGTTCGAGGCCTGCGCCATCGGGCTGGTCGCGCCATGCTCCACGTGGAGCATCTACAAAACCCTGGCCGCGCGCGGGCTGGTGATGCTCGAGGAGGGCCGGTGGCGCGTGCCGCTGCACGTGCATATGCAATGGTGCCAATGGTGCGCCGAGAACACAGGGGACATCGCATGAGCATGTTGGAGGATATCGCGCGCGAGGTCGGGCCCGACGACCGGGTGCTGCTCGTGACGTGCAAAAGGCCGGGGGAGATCGTCATCGTCTCCAACGGCCTCACCGTGGACTTCGCGCTGTCGGCGGTGGCCGTCATCCTGCGGGACACACTGGCGCAGACGGACGAGACCGATACGACGAAGCTCGAGTCTCTGCTTTACTTGATGGAACATGGCTATCAATAGTCAATCGTGTTACAATAAACCGTCGGAACTCTTTACACCCGCGTTTTGAACAGACGTGCCATAATGCCGGGCGCGGCACCTTCCCGTGCCGCGCCATCAGAGGAACCACGAGCATGCATACCAAACCAGCAGGCTGGACTCCAGCCCGTTGCACTGTTATTGGGCAAATACACCGTTATTCGGGGGGATCGTCGATGTTGCGTAAAACCTTACTGGCCGGTGCCGCTCTCCTGGGCTTCGCGACCGCTTCGGCGAACGCGGCGCTGATCACATCCCTCGCGCAGGAAAGCTCGGCCAACACGGTCGTCGCCACCTCCGACGGGACTACGACCAACCTCTCGATCGCCTCCGGCACGCTCGTGACCCTGGGTGGTGGAGCGTTCAACGTCGCCGGAGCGAGCTTCCAGCTCGCCGCGCAATCGATCGACGCGGCGCAGTTGTTCGGGGGCCTCGTGATCCAGCACTTCTCGGGCACCTTCTGTGTTTCGAGCATCGCGGGCTGCGGAGGTAATTTCCTTTCCGGAACGTTTACCGATGCTGCCTTCGGCGCGATCGGCGGGCCCGGCCTGACCGTGCAGGTGTCCAACCCGCCCGAGCAGCTCGTGCTCACCAGCAACGTTGTCCCGGCGGAGCAGCTCCTCGCGCCCTCGAGCTTCAATCTGACTTTCGTCAATTTGTCGAACCCGCTGGCGGTCGACGGCAACACGATCGGAGCGTTCACCGCGAGCTTCACGGGTGACGTCTCGGCATCGTCCGTGCCCGAGCCCGCGTCCCTCGCCGTGCTCGGCGCGGGCATGGTGGGCATCGGCCTGACCCGGCGTCGCCGGGCGACCGCGACAGAGATGGCGGCGTGAAGGGTTCTATCCTTCTCGCCGCTGCCGGGATCACCGTGTTAGCCAGCACGGCGGTCCCGGCTCCGGCTTCGGCGGCGTTGACCAATTTCGGCGTTACTTACGCGCTCGAAACGACAACGACCGCTGATCCGCTGACCCACCGCTTCGCCGTGGTGATCACCGGAGAGAACGGCGGGCTCGACACCGAGGGCGGGCGCACCGGGATCAACGCCATCGCGCTGGGCAACGTGAACGGCAACACCCCCATCATCTCCGCGACGATGGTGGCGACGCTGTTCAACAACGTGGTGGATCCGACTCCCAACTGGGCCTTCGCGACCGGCGGGCTCAACGCTGGCGGCTGCGACGGGCAGGGCAGCTTCTACTGCCTCGACAACGCGGACATCCCGCCCAAGCCCCTCGACCTGCTCACCGGGCCGATCGTGCTGGTGTTCGACGCGTCGATCGCGGTGGGCAAGAGCTGGACCGGCTACGACCCGAGCTTCAAGATCGACTGGGTCGGGTCGCAGAACCAATACGACATCGTATCGGAGGTGCTGGGGATCACACAGGGTTGCCCCGATTGTTCGCCGACGCCGGTCGTGTTCGACGCGCCGGAGCCAGCATCGCTCGCGGTGCTGGGCGCTGGTCTGCTTGGACTTGGATTGACTCGACGCAAATCGCGGTAGCGGGAATCATGGGCCGGGAGTAGCTGGGCTTCACCGCCACGTGTGAGGATCGGCCCATGAAACCTTCAACCGACGACCGCCAAACGGTCGCCACGCCTGCACACCCGGAAGCCCGGATCTTCGTCATGCGTTACAACATGGCGCTGGAAAAGGCGCTTGAACGGATGTCGGCATATCTGGGGATCGACACGACGATCCTGAAGTTCACCCGCCGCGCGCCGCACCGCAACGGCATCATCAGCAGGCATTGGTTCCCCGGCTATGCGTTCTCTCGCATCAACCCAACACAGGACGGCTGGCAGGGGATCTATCGCGCCCCCGGCTTCCTGGGCTTCCTGGGCGTGGAGAGCGGCTACCCCGTGCCGATCGACGAGACGGTCTGGACCGACCTCGTGGCACGCTGCCCGGAGCGCCTGCCGGGCAATGACGAGCACACCGTCATCCCCGTCGGATCCATGGTCGAGGTCATCGACGGACCGTTACGCGGGCGCGTCGGTGTTGTCTCATCCTCGAGAGGGAGCACCGCGTGGGTCGAGCTGATCGTGTTCAACCAGCCGACGCGGGTGGAGATCCAAACCCGCTCCGTATTGATCATGGGATGAGCTGGGCCAGACGATCGACCCGCGCCCTCGAGGCCGCCCGGCCCTGTTGTCAATGCGGAGCCGAAACAAACAACCATTACGAGGCGACGCCGCCACTGGCGTCCCTCGTGGTATTTCGTTTCATTTGCAGCGCGAAATGTCTGGCCGAGTGGGATCTGCTTCAGGCGGAGGCCGAGCGCAAGGCGCGCTACATGACGGAGATTTAGCATGGCACGACCGCCGCTCATCAAACACGAGGAGCCGGAGCCCACGAGCCCGTGGCTGATCCGCTTCTCGCCACCAGCGACCAGCCGCCTGCCGCACATCCCGAGCGACGAGACCAGGCACATGGTGATGGTGATGCGAGCCAACGGCATGTCGATCGCCGCCGTGGCCGATTGTTTGAGCATCGCCATCCCGACGGTGGAACGTCATTACAAAATCGAACTGAAGAACGGCTTCGACCGGGTCAAGAGTCACATCGGGGCCGCCGTGGTCAACGCCGCCCTGGCGGGCAATCTGAGCGCGATGAAATACTGGCTGGCGGTTCATTGCCCCGAGTGGAGGCTGCCCAAGGGGGCCCTGGGCGAGCCGGAGGAGCGTGGCGACGACGACAGCCCGGTGGTGAAGTTCTACCTGCCCAGCAATGGCCGGGACGGCCCTGATGAGGACGAGGGCGTGACGATCGAGGGGGTGGTGGAGAAGGCGGCATGATCGACCTGACGGACATCGTGAACGCGATGCGCAAGGTCGACGCGTTCCATGAGCCGGGCGAGGCGAACGACCTGCTGGCGGAGGGGGCGAACGAGGTCGCGCGGCTGCGCGCCAAGGTCGGCCAGGACGCCCAGGACGACGCGATCAGGGTGGCCATCCAGATCGTGCTCGAGGAGATAATGCACGCGCGGGACGTCCAGCGGTATCGGTCGCAGACCGACTACTGGCGCGGTGCCCAGGATGCCTACGGGCTTTGCATCCGCGCGCTGATCGATCTGGCGGAGCTGGCGGAGAAATGAGCGCCACCCGCCTCGAGGAGCGGATCATGCCGCAGGAAGGGCCACAGGAGATCTTCCTGGGCTCGGACGCGGACATCGCGATCTTCGGTGGGTCCGCCGGATCCGGCAAATCCTACGCGCTGCTGCTCGAGGCCATGCGGTATCCGAGCCTTGTTCCTGGTTTCGACAGCGTTATGTTCCGCCGCAACACCACCGACCTGCGGCGGCCCGGCGGGCTCTGGTCGGAGTCGGAAAAGCTCTACTACCACGCCAAGGGCATCCCAACCAATCACCGCCTCGAGTGGCGCTGGCCTGGGAAAGGTTCAGTCAAGCTCTCGCATCTTGAGCATGAGAGCGATGTGTTCGCGTGGCATGGCGCGCAGATCGGGCTGATTTGTTTCGACGAGCTAACGACTTTCCTGAAGAGCCAGTTCTTTTACTTGCTATCTCGTAACAGATCGACCACGCCAGTGCGGCCATACGTGCGCGCGAGCTGCAACGCCGACGCCGGATCCTGGGTGGCGGAGCTGATCGCGTGGTGGATCGACCAGGAGACCGGCTATTACATACCGGAACGATCTGGTGTCGTAAGGTATTTCATTCGCGGCGCGGACGACAACCTCGAGTGGTTCGATACGAAGCGGGAGGCGATGAAAGCCTCCGGGCGCACCAGCGAGATGATCAAGAGCCTGACCTTCATCGGGGCCAAGCTCACCGACAACCCCGCGCTGATGCGCAACGATCCGGGCTACCTGGGCAACCTCATGATGCTCGCCGCCGTCGAGCGCGAGCGCCTGCTTCAGGGCAACTGGAAAATCCGCCCGAGCGCCGGGCTCTACTTCAACCGGGCCTGGGTCCAGGTGGTGGACATCGCGCCGGTCATGCTGCGCACCGTGCGCGGCTGGGATCTGGCCGCGACCTTGCCGACGCCGGACACCGACCCCGACTGGACCGCCTGCACCAAGCTGGGCCACACCGTGCAGGGCCACTACATCGTGCTCGACCACAAGTGGATGCGCGGCACCCCGTCGGACGTCGAGCGATACATCCTGAACACATCCAGTCAGGACGGATACGAAACGACCGTGGCGCTGCCGGAGGATCCCGGGCAGGCGGGCAAGCACCAGAGCCTCGCGTATACGCGCCTGCTCGCGGGCTATCCGTTGGACATCTCACGGGAGACCGGCGATAAGGTGACCCGCTTCGGACCGTTCTCCGCGCAGTGCCAGCAGGGCAACGTGCTCGTGCTGCGGGGGGACTGGAACGAGCACTTCTTCACCATGCTCGAATCGTTCCCGGAATATCCGCACGATGACAGCGTGGACGCTACCAGCCGGGGCTTCCAGGTGATCGCGGCTGACAACATGGCGGCGTGGATGAAATTGTGATGGCGGATGACGATCCCACGGAAGCCCCCGGCGTGCTCCAGTTCAGGGCCGACGGATCACCCATGGACACGGTCGACTGGACGCCAACCTTCGAGTTCCTCCGAGCCAATACCAGCAACTGGCTGACGTTCCAACCGAGCGGCATCAAGATCGAGCTGGCGACCGGCGAGGTCGTGATCCCCGAGGGCCTGACGCTGACCGACGCGGCCCGCGCGTTTTGGGATGCTGTCGCCTGTTTCAGGCAGCCCGACTTTTGGTGATGGGCCGCCAAGATCGAATTGATGCGGCGGTTCGCGCCTGCACTGAATGCGGAGGGCGGTGGGAGTTTCCAAAGCGATATGACTGTGACGGTTGCATCGCCGCCGTGGATGAGGAAATCGAGGCCGAGCGGATGGGTGAAACGTCAGGCAGCTCGGTTTCGGGTGTTCATATTAAATCCTTACTTTAATAAGATCGCCCTTCCGTCCCATGTTGAACGCCGAGACACATAAGGAACGGAACGCACCGGGGTGAGGGGACGACGATGACAGACACCAACGAACCGACCGACGACGGCCTGCCCTGGGGGCACATCGAGGACGGCGTGTGGTATGAGCTGCCCAGGAGCCCGGGCCTGCTCTACCTGGGCCCGCCGCCGTTCGACGTGACGTTGTGGGATGGACGCGTGCGCCGCGTCGTGCATAATCCCGCCTCGCATGAGGGCGTGATCAGACAGGGAACGACGTAATGGGTTTGGCCGAGTCGCGCCGAAGTGGGCAGCCCCACAAGAGGCAGACATATCCTTACCAGCCCTCATGTGTTCAACTGGCCTCATCATCGGTGGTGGGAACTGAACCGATCGGGGACGCAATCCACCAGGAGTCGCCCCGGCTACCCGTCGGCTAATCAGGATGGACCCCAATTCCAGTAGACGGGCGGGGGTGACGGGCGGGAGAGACCGCCGACCGCCGCTGTGGTTCGCGCTGGGCGTTTATTGCGTTCTCGTATTTATACTCTTCGGGTTCGTTTCGGGCATCGCCGCTTTGCTACGGTAACGCAACCAAAAGCGGTTCTCCTGTTGCACCGCCCATAGCTCGACCTGCCGCCGGTTCCGTTCGTCGACGATCAGACGCAGACCGGGCCCCTTCCACCATCGCCACCATCGGTCCCACCGTCGCCGGTCGCGCCACCGAGACACGGCCATGCTGATTTCCCGGAGGTGCATATGAGCGACGAACCTTTTGAGCGGCCTCGTATCCGCGTCCCCGCTGGCAACAGCGCCGATCGCCTGGGCGCGCTGACCACCGACAACCTGTCCAACTTCGTCGCCCGACTCGGCGTCAGTCAACCCAACCTGCTCGCGGGCAGCAAATACGATTTCCATCCCGTTACGCGCCTGCAACAGATGCTCGAGTGGGCGTATCGCGGATCCTGGATCATCGGCGCGGCGGTGGACATCGTCGCCGACGACATGACCCGCGCGGGCATCCAGCTCAACAGCGACACCGACCCGGAGGACATCGAGCGGATCCAGACCGCCGTCCAGGACACCGAGATGTGGCAGCAGCTCAACGAGGGGATCAAGTGGGGCCGTCTCTACGGCGGGGCTTTGTTGCTCTTTCAGATCGATGGGCAGGATCCGAAAACCGAGTTCGACCCCAGGACCGTGGGGCCCGGCATGTTCAAGGGCTTCCAGGTGGTCGACCGCTGGATGGTGCAGGAGACGTTCGCGGACCTGATCAAGGAGTATGGGCCGGACTACGGCATGCCGAGGTTCTACGACATTCTGCAAACGCAACAATCCATGCCGAGGCAGCGATACCACCACACCCGCGTGGTCCGCATCGAGGGCCTCACGCTGCCGTTCCGCCAGCGCATCGCCGAGAACGGCTGGGGCATGTCGATCGTCGAACGGCTGTATGACCGGCTGATCTCTTTCGATAGCGGAACGATGGGCGCGGCGCAACTGCTGTTCAAGGCCTACCTGCGCACCTACAAGGTCAAGGGCTATCGCACGCTGATCGGCGCGGGCGGGGCGCTCACCGAAAAGTTCATGCAGAGCATGGACCTGATGCGGCTCATGCAGAGCAACGAGGGCATGACCGTCATCGACGCCGAGGATGAATTTGAAACGCAAACGTATTCATTCGCCGGACTGCCCGAGGCGCTCAACATGCTGGGTCAGCAGATCTCCGGCGCGCTGGGGATCCCGCTCACGCGTTTGTTCGGTCAGTCACCGACCGGCATGGACGCGACGGGGGAAGGCGACCTGCGCAACTACTACGACCTGGTAAAGGCCACGCAGGAGGCGCGGCTGCGCAGGCCGCTGAAGAAAATCTTCGAGGTGCTGTGGCACAGCACGCTGGGCGGCGAGCCGCCGGACACGTTCAATTTCCAGTTCAATTCGTTACGGCAGCTTGATGAACTGGAGAAGGCCGAGCTGGCCGAGCGCGACGCGGGCACCATCGTCAGCCTGCACGGCGCGGGCATCATCTCCACCACCATCGCCCTGAAGGAGCTGAAGCAAAGCTCCATCCTCACGGGCCGGTTCACCAACATCACCGAGGAGGACATCAAGGCCTCCGAGGACATGCCAGCCCCATGGTCGCCCGAGGCGCAGGAACAGGCGCAGCAGGCGAGCATGATGGGCGGGGATCCCAACGATCCCAACGCGGATCCGGGGGGCGGCCCCAACGCTCCCCCGGGTGGCGGCGGCCCGCCAGCTAACCCTCCCGGTCCGGCTGGCGGGCCACCAAAGCCACCGGGCGCGGGGATGCCCGGGGCTGGCGTTCCGGCACCGAAGAGCGCGGAGTCACGGGAGAAGGTCGATGCTTAAACGTTACGGTATGGTGCGGAGATGGGGGCCCGGTTCGTTCAATGCCCACTACGACATTGTCGACCACGGCCCGCGTGACGAGGATGCCGACGTCATCATGGCGAACGCCACCTATGGGTTCGCCTGCTTCATCGTCGACGCGTTGAACGAGAGGAACCTCCATGCTGTCGATCGATCGGGAGGAGACCCGGGAGCAACGGCGTTCACGCCAGCGCCAGGAGCAACGATCGGACCAGGCCTTCGCGAAGGCGCATAACGCGGCGACCAGCTACGGCGCGGCGCTGCGCCAGTATGCGAAGCAAATATCTCGCATTATAGAATACCACAGTGAGGGCGAGCCGCCGATCGTGCCGCCGCACCGCATGCCGGAGCTGAACGAGGCGCTGCGCAAATACACCGTCGGCATCCAACCCTGGGCCCGCGCCGCGACCGCGCGCATGCTGGCCGAGGTCGATCGCCGCAACCGCACCGCCTGGGCGCTGCATGCCAGTGAAATGTCGTTCCAGCTTCGCAACGCTCTGGCCACCGCGCCGATCGGGCCCGCCGTGCAAGGGCTGCTGGCGCAGCAGGTCGACCTGATCACCAGCCTGCCGATCGAGGCCTCGCGCTACGTGCAGGAACGATCCTTGCAAGCTCTGCACGTTGGTTCCCGATACCCCGAGCGTGAGGGGGAAGTGGAGGAGGCGCTGGCCGCCGCGCATCCGGCGGCGACGGACCGGTGGCTAAAGGCCAGGGCCACGCTCATCGCGCGGACAGAGACGGCGCGGTCGGCCAGCGTGCTCACCCAGGCCCGCGCGGAACACGTTGGGGCAACGCAATATATGTGGCTGACCGCCGGAGACGCGCGCGTGCGCCTGTCGCACCGCAGGCTCAACAAGCGGGTGTTCGCCTGGGACGACCCGCCGTTGTGTGACCCGCCGGATCATTACGCCAACCCCGGGCAGATCTGGAACTGCCGTTGCGTCGCGTTACCTATTCTGGGTCCGGAATGATTTCCTTGCACGACCACGACCAGTGGACGTTCGGCGAGACGACGATATTCATTCCGCACTCATGGCATTCCAGATCGAAGCCGGACTCGTTGAAATAGTGGCTGTCATCGGGCCGCCAGACATAACCGCAGCCAGGGCACTCGGGCCCATCCGTGCTGTAAGATCGTTTCATAACACGGGCGCGGGCGGATATTGTTTCCACAGGTCATCGAGATTGGCCATCAGCCAGTCGTGCTTCATGAGCATCCGGGCTTTCTCATCAAGGGCGGCGAACATGGTGGCGGTCTCCTGGTCGAGCGGTTTGATCGGATGCGCGCCCCGGCGCACGAGTTCTTGTTCCAGCATGCCAGCCAGGTAGACCTTGGTCTCCGGGGTGCGGCGCTCCACCGGCACGCGCAGCAGGGTGAGGAGCAGGCCAGGTGTCCGGGCGGCGACCCCTTGTAGCCGTAGCAGCTCCACCTCGCGAGCCCTTTCAGCCCGCCGCCGCTCTTGCTCGACCCGCTCCCGTTCCTGCCGGGCCTGGATGGCCAGCAGGTGCTTCCGTCGCTTCTCCTCCTCCACCGCCGCCTGGGCCTGGACCTTCCAACGCTCTTGCTCGAGCCTGGCCTGCCGCTCGAGCAAGATCCGCCGCCGCCGCGTATCACGCCGCAGCGCGCGTCTTTGTTGCAGTGTCGGATCGATCGGCCAGGGGTTGCGGACATCGGGGTTGATGGGCGTGGAGCTGGCGTTGTGGTTGTGAGCGTAGCCATCGGAGAACGCCAGGGACTCGACGACGTCGAGCCTGCCGTGACGGCGGATGCTGTCACGTATGTCCGCATAATTGGCTGACCACCACCGCACTTATTTCCTCCGCATTTCGGCGGACAGCCTCGCATGGAGGGCCGTGCCATTCAATGGTTCACCGTTGCCCGGCTGAGCGATCATCTCGAAACGACACCGGAAGGATTTCTCCTGGTGCGGGACGTGCCGATCGCGCGCACCGGCACCCAGCTCTACCGGGACCACGAGCTGCCCGACGTCATCGCCAACGGTGACGGCTGGATCATCGTCGATCGTTCGCCGGACGAGGTGTTCGATACGATGTCGATCGCATCGTATCAGGGCAAACCGCTCACCGACGACCACCCCAATGACTACGTCACGCCGGACAACTGGTCGGAGCTGACGATCGGGCATATGCAGAACGTCCGGCGCGGCACCGGCCTCAACCACGACGTGCTGATCGGCGACCTGCTGTTCACCACCCGGCGCGGGATCCAGCAGGTCCAGGGCGGCAAGCGGGCGCTCAGCGTGGGCTACGAGGCGCACTACGACCAGCGCAGCGCCGGGCGGGCGGCGCAGAAGAACATCAGGGCCAACCACCTGGCCCTGGTCGACGAGGGCCGCTGTGGAGCCCGCTGCATGATCGTGGACGGCGCGCCGAGCTACAACCTGGACGCCGACTGGAACGAGGCGGAGCACCCGCGCGGGCAGCCGGAGAACGCCGGGGAGTTCGCCAAGGGCGGCGGTGGCGGGGCGAAGCCCCACATCAAGTGGAAGATTCCAGAGAAGCCCGGCACCACCCCCATCCCCGAGGGCAACGTCCGGCTCTACCACCAGACCAGCGAGAAGCTCCTGGGAGCCATCAAGCACCAGGGCATTAAGCTCGGCAAGGCCATGGGCACCGAGGGCCCGCGATCGATCTACGCGGATCCCAAGGGCTTCTACGGTAATCCTTCTGATACCCCAACGATCGAGTTCAGCGTGCCGAAGGGCCGCTCGGATGGGCCGTTCGTCACGGGGGGCGACGTCGACCCGAAGGACATCATCGCCGTCCACTACCCGTGGCACGAGATCGCGCGGTCGATCGAGCGCAACCCGCACACGCTCGAGGCGGTGCTGTCGGGTCAGCGGGACAACCTGCTGACCGACCCGAAATACGGCACGGCCATCCGCTACATCAAGCACCTGCACGAGACCGAGAGTCACTCGGCGGCGTTCGTTTCGCCATCGGTCACCGACAAGGATTTCCCCGCCGCCGTCGCCGGGCTCAAATCGAAACGGCAACAAATACTCGAGGCGGCGTCGAAAGAGATCGACAAGGGCCTGGGCATGCGCAGCCACGACTCCCAGGCGCTGGGGGCGTGGTCCGACGGGGCCGAGAACAGCATCATGACCACGGTCGACGGCGGCACGTTCGACCAGCTCCGCCTGGCAGCCGCGATGAAAGCGCACCTTGCGGATCAGAAGGCGACCCTCATATTCCAGGATGCCCACGACGGCGGAGCCTGGCTACACAGCTTCCCGGCGAAGGGCGATCTCGGCGAGATCCACCAGCACCTGTTGGAGGATGGCGTCGCGTTCCACACGCTCATCCCGACCGAGGGCGGTGCCACCGTCTACACGGTCGACCTCGAAGGAGACGCTGAAGATGCTATCGCACACGCCGCTGAACGCTACGGATCCAAGGT